TGCAAAGGCAACAAAATCTTCAGAGGCGTATGTATTTATGCTGATGAAGAAAATCGGTACGCCGAAAGAGGTGTTAGAAGCGCCGAAAGAGGAACAGCTTGAACTGCCCTTCGATCCACCGCTGTCAGTTACGCGCACAAGTATTCTCAAAGAAGCTGAGACACTTGTCAGTAAAGATCGTGCCGAGCAGCACGGCGATGCAGAAAGTAACTTTGTATTGATGGCTGCGTACTGGAACGCACATCTTGGGCTGCGTGATTACATAAAAGTCGATGACGTACCAGTCATGTTGGCTTTGATGAAAGTCGCTAGGCTTCACGGAAACAACAAGCACATAGACAACTATGTAGATGTCTGTGGGTACATGGCACTTGGTGGTGAAATAAGTCAAAAATAATGGACGTATACACCCTAGACTTCGAAACGTACTACGACAAAGATTATTCGTTGTCCAAGATGACAACGGAAGAATACGTGCGGGATAGGCGTTTCGAAGTCATTGGCCTTGCAATCAAAAAGAACGACAAGGCTACAAAGTGGATAGTAGATGGGGATCAAGTATCCCGTCTGCTATCATACATAAACTTCTCTGACAGCGCCATCTTATGTCACAACACGATGTTCGATGGTGCTATACTTTCGTGGCGGTACGGCGTGAAGCCAAAGGTGTGGTTTGACACTATGTGCATGTCTCGCGCCCTGCACGGCATCGAAACAAGTGCATCCTTGAAAGCCGTGGCAGAGCGATACGGCGTGGGCGTCAAAGGCACCGAAGTCAACAACGCTAAAGGGAAGCGTCAAACCGATTTCACTGAGCAAGAACTTGCACGGTACGGCGGCTACGCCAAGAACGATGTAGATTTAACCTACAAATTATTCACGATGATGGGGCGTGTGTTTCCCCGACAAGAATTAAAACTGATTGACCTCACGCTGCGGATGTTCATTGAACCCACGTTGGATCTGGACCTTGAGTTATTGGAGCAGCATTTAGAATATGTCAAAGATCGCAAAGATAAACTATTGCGTGACGCAAACGTCACCGACAAGAAAGATCTTATGTCGAACCCTAAGTTTGCGGATCTGCTCAAAGCTATTGGGGTGGAACCCCCGATGAAAATCAGCCCAACAACAAACAAGCAGACGTACGCCTTTGCCAAGTCTGACGAGGGCTTCAAGGCTCTGCAAGAACACGATGATGATCGGGTGCAATCTCTGGTGGCGGCACGTTTGGGTAGCAAAAGTACCTTAGAAGAAACACGTACAGAGAGGTTTATAGATATTTGTAAACGTGGACTGCTTCCGGTCCCCGTAAGATACTACGCCGCGCACACTGGTCGTTGGGGTGGGGCTGACAAGATAAACCTACAAAACCTGCCGAGCCGTGGGCCAAACGCCAAGAAACTAAAGAAGGCACTGATCGCCCCCGAAGGCTGCACTCTGGTAGAGGCAGACAGTTCGCAGATCGAAGCGCGGGTGTTGGCATGGTTCGCAGGGCAAGATGATCTCACAAACGCATTTGCGAAAGGCGAAGATGTATACGTCAAAATGGCGGCACGTATATACAACTGTGAAGAAGAGGACGTCACAAAGGATCAACGGTTCGTTGGTAAGACCACAATCCTTGGCGCAGGTTACGGCATGGGTGCCGAGAAGTTCGGGATGCAGCTAAAGACTTTTGGGTTTGAAGTGTCACCTGACGAAGCCCGTAGGATCATAAGCATCTATCGTGATGCCAACTACAAAATTAGTAAGGTATGGCGCGATGCTCATTACATGGTGCAGCAGCTTGCAAACAAAAGGGCCGCGCAGTTTGGACGTAAAGGTGTGGTGCAGGTTGCAGCGGCAGAAAGTTCGCTGATCATGCCGAGCAAACTAAGCATTATCTATGAGAATTTAGGTAGTGAGCAGGGCGAAAAAGGTCTTGAGTACAGCTATAAAACACGCCGTGGACGCACCAGAATATATGGTGGCAAGGTAATAGAAAACGTGTGCCAAGCACTAGCACGTTGCATCATAGGCGAGCAAATGCTAAGAATAAGTAAGAAATACAAAGTGGTGTTGACGGTACACGACTCGATTGTTTGCTGCGTTCGTGACGAAGAGGTCGATGCAGCGCAAGCATATGTTGAAGAATGTATGCGGTGGACACCCGATTGGGCAGCAGGGCTACCTGTAGACTGCGAAAGCGGTACAGGAAAATCATATGGAGACTGTGAGTGATAAGACGTAAAGAAATTGACTCTAAACAAGTAGTCGATACCCTAGTCGCATCCGAAGATACCATAAAATTTTTGTTAGAGGGTGTACGGACATATGCTCCAGATTATATGCACGGACTACCCAAAAGAGATTTTATACGAGAAGCCGAGGAAGCCATAGTTATGTTACGAGAAACCGCTGTAGTGTTGGCACGTGCGCATCGTGCGGCAACGGCTGAAGCGATGGGGCGTAAACCTATAGGCAGACCACCAAAAACTTTAGAAGATACGTCAGTAGTAGAGACATCAGAAAGTAAGGCTTTGATGCGGATGGACGAAATTGTTTCCTTGCTTGGTTTTGGTAGAAGCACACTTTACGCAATGATTAAAAACCATCAATTCCCTGCCCCTATCAAAATAGGGAAACGTAAAACGGCGTGGCGTACTGAAGTTGTAATGGACTGGCTTAATTCGAAAGAGCATAGAACATGAGTATCGCCCCTTGGTCGTTTAGCAAAGCCAAAGCGTTTGAGACGTGTCCGAAGCAGTTCTACCACGAAAAAATATTGAAGGAGTACCCTGTCGAAGAGACAGAAGCCATGCGCTACGGCACTGAGTTCCACAAAGCGTGTGAAAATTATATCGGCGAAGGTAAGCCCCTGCCTAAAAAGTTCGACTTTATCAAAGATACACTTGATGCCCTGAATAAAAAGCGTGGTGTTAAACTGTGTGAAAAGAAGTTGGGACTAACGGCTGATCTTGAACCATGCGACTTCTTCAGTAAGCGTGTGTGGTTTCGCGGTATCGCAGACTTGTTGATCGTGGACACTCTCGCCGAAACTGCTTGGGTCATAGATTATAAGACAGGAAGGTCTGCACAATATGCAGACAAGGGGCAGCTTGAGTTGATGGCTATGTCAGTGTTCAAGCACTACCCCGATATCAAGAAAGTACGGGCGGGACTGTTATTTGTTGTCGCAAATAAGCTAGTAAAACACCAATATGAAATTGATTCGGAGCCACTTCTTTGGGAGAAATGGTTAGGAATTTATGGTAAGATGGAGAAGGCGTTTAAAGCAGACGTTTGGAACCCACGTCCATCTGGCTTGTGTAAGCGCCATTGTCCAGTTGTAGAATGCCCACATAACGGAAAGAACTGATGCCTTACAAAAACAAACCCCGCCCATATAAAAAAGAATACGAACAGCAAAAATCCAGAGGAGAACACTCTGATCGCATGGAGCGCCAACGTGCGCGTCGAGCGATGGACAAGACAGGTAAGGATGCAAACAAGAACGGCGTAGCCGATAAACGTGAGGGCAAAGATATTGCCCACAAAAAACCATTGAGTAAAGGCGGCACAAACAAGGATGGATACAAAGTCCAGAGCCGCAAGAAAAATCGTGCAGGTGGGGGTGCGTTGAGTAGCCCCAAGAAAAAACGGTAGTGAAACACTACCACGGAGAACAACATGGAAATCATAAGGGACAAGGCACTACTGCTGAAGGTCCGTAATCCTAAACAGATCACGGCAGTAATCCCTAAAAGTAAGGAGTTGCCGATGAATAAAGTCGTCGTAAATTGGGGGCTTGATGAAGTCCACAAACTATTAGGTTTAAATATAAACGTACCGTCACCCATTACTAGACGTTACAAATGGCCCGGACAATATAAACCTTACGAACACCAGAAAGACACCGCTGCGTTTTTGACGAGCAACAAGAAGTCTTTTTGCTTCAATGAGCAGGGTACAGGTAAGACTGCCTCTGCAATCTGGGCGGCAGACTACTTGATGACCCACGGCAAAATAAAACGTGCCTTGGTTATCTGCCCACTGTCGATCATGGATAGCGCGTGGCGGAATGATTTGTTTTCTTTTGCAATGCACCGCACGGTTGATGTGGCTTACGGTAGCAAAGAGAAACGCCAAAAGATTATAAACGGGGGCGCGGAGTTCGTTATCATAAACTACGATGGCGTTGACATTGTAAAAGACGAGATAGCCAACGGTGGCTTCGATTTGTTTATTGTGGACGAAGCTACGCACTATAAGAACGCACAGACCAAACGGTGGAAAACCCTAAACAAACTTATAGGGGAGAAAGATTGGCTGTGGATGATGACGGGTACACCCGCTGCACAGTCCCCCCTTGATGCGTACGGTTTAGCCAAGCTAGTCAACCCATTATCAGTGCCAAGGTTCTTTGGGTCTTGGCGGGATATGGTGATGTATAAATACACGCAGTTCACCTACAAACCTAAAGAAACGGCAAAGGATACAGTCCACAGGGTGCTTCAACCTGCTATCAGATTTACAAAAGACGAATGTCTTGATCTGCCAGACATGACGTACACCAAACGCTTCGTCGAAATGACACCACAACAAAAGAAATACTACGAGACACTACGGAAAAAGATGGTAATGGAAGTCGTAGGCGAAGAAGTTACCGCCGCAAACGCAGCGATTGGACTGAACAAACTCCTACAAATAAGTGCGGGTGCGATTTACACCGACGATGGTGACACTGTGCAGTTTGATATCAAGAGCCGATACCAAGCACTCAAAGAAGTCATAGATGAAAGCAGCCAAAAAGTTCTTATCTTTGTGCCTTTCAAGCACACTATCGACCTGCTTGTAGAAAAGCTAACCAGTGACGGCATATCGTCTGCTGTCATACGAGGAGATGTTTCTGCGCCTAAACGCACCGAGATATTTGCCCGTTTTCAAAGCGAGCCGCATCCAGAAGTCTTAGTAATTCAGCCGCAAGCTGCGGCTCATGGGGTTACGCTGACCGCTGCGAACACTGTGGTATGGTGGGGGCCGACATCTTCTCTTGAAACTTACGCGCAAGCAAATGCACGTGTCCACAGATCGGGACAGAAACATAAGTGTACAGTTATACAGCTTGCGGGATCTAGCGCAGAAAAACGTATTTACCGTCTGTTAGACGAGCGCATCAACGTACACACAGAAATGATAAATCTGTACAAAGAAATACTTGACTAAGTAACATAAGTCACTATATAACAGTAATGTAACTATAAAATGGAGAACACCGATGACGGTTCCCGTCGAGAAGTTGGTAAAAGCGTATGTAAACATACGTACAAAACGGTCAGAATTGAAAGCGGAGTTCGCTGAAAAGGATGACCAACTTGCAGATAAGCAAGATAAAATAAGACGCGCTTTGTTAGATCACTGCAAAGAGCATAACGTAGATAGCGTTAAGACAGCCGCAGGGTTGTTCTATCGCACAATTAAATCACGCTACTGGACGAATGACTGGGAGTCTATGCACTCATTCATAATGGAGCATAACTTGCCTGAGTTCTTTGAGAAGCGTCTCAACCAAACAAACGTACGACAATTTCTTGAGGAGAACCCAGACCTGATGCCAGCGGGTTTAAACGTGGACTCTGAGTACGTTATTTCTGTGAGGAAAAAATGAGTGACGTAGAAACCCCCTACACAAACATAAATGCTGTAGCGGATTACTTTCAAGTATCTGTATCCACTATCAGAAAATGGTGCAGAAATGGGGCAATCCCATTAGATACATACATTAAAGTCGGAGAAGTTTATCGGTTTCGGCTTGATGATGTAGAAGCGGCGTTGACAGCCGCACAACAAAAGGGGCAAGATAGTACCCTGTATAATGAATATTAATGGAGAACAATATGTCAGACATGACCCTCTTTGAAGGTGGTAATTCCCTAGTCTCTAGCGACTTGTTTAAGTCTTTGCAGGATGTCGATGACAACCTGTCAGGCGGTTCGGGCGGTAATCAAAACCGTAGAATTAGCTTGCGTGGTGGTCGTTTTCGGCAGCTAGTCGGTGGTGAACAGATAAACGTCAAGAGCGATGGGTTCTTGAACGTAGTTATTGTAAACGCTGCAAAGCTATCACGCACGTATTACAAAGGTGCGTACGATGCAGAAAACCCATCTGCGCCTACCTGTTGGTCGCCCGATACACAAAAGCCTTCTTCTGATGTACCAAAAGATCAGATGCAAGCATCTCGCTGCATGGAGTGTCCTCAGAATATTAAAGGTTCTGGTCAGGGTGACAGCAAAGCCTGTAGGTTCTCACAACGTCTTGCGGTGTGTTTAGAGGGAGATATGGAGAATGTTTATCAGTTGTCCCTACCTGCCACCTCTATTTTCGGTGAGGCCAAGGACGGTAAGATGGGTATGCAAGCATACGCCAAGCATCTCAAGGCGCACAAGACACCATCTATTGCTGTGGTTACTACAATGTCTTTTGACGAAAACAGCGATACACCGAAACTGTTTTTCAAAGCGGCACGTCCTCTTTCAGAAGAAGAGTTAGAACAAGCCGTGGCAATTAGGGATAGTGATGAAGCTATCCAAGCAATCACGCTGACAGTATCCCAAACAGATGGGGTGCAGGCACGTGGGGGTGAGGTTAAGGACGACGAGGTAGACATCTATGATCTGCCGAAATCAGAGCCAGAACCTCAGCCAAAAAAGGTCGCCAAAAAGAAAGAGGTAGCTGCTCCCTCTGATTCCGCTGACGACCTTGCATCTATCGTTGATGACTGGGACGACGACTAAACTGCAAATTAGTCGGATCATTAACGGTAGTCCTGTTGTGGTGGGTTTTGCAAGTTGGCCCACCACAACATTTGGAGCAGCAGCATGGAAGTTAAACATTTTTTACAGGGAGTATTGAGCGAGAACGGTTTCTATTGCGTGTTTGCAGCGCATAAAGAAACAGAAACAAAGGTAACTAAGTTTTACGAAACTATCGAAGAAGTCGAAAGAGCGGCTATGAAATTCGATAGTAGTGGGATGGACACCTATTTTGCTCTAGCAACCTTCCAAGAACCAACCAATCGCAAGCACGATAACGCATACGAATTTAAATCTTTGTTCTTAGATTTAGATGTTGGCCCGTCAAAAGAATATGCCACGCAGCAAGAAGCGGTAGGCGACTTACGCAAGTTCTGTAAACAACTATCTCTGCCTAAACCTTTGATGGTAAACAGTGGCAGGGGAGTGCATGTTTACTGGCCCCTTACCGAAGCGGTTTCGGTGGACACATGGCTAGATGCAGCGGAGCGATTGAAGCGAGCCTGTTCTGAGAACGGTTTTCGCGCTGACCCTGCGGTTACGGCAGACAGATCACGTATATTGCGTGTGCCGCACACCCATAATTACAAAGAAGATACACCGCTACCCACTGAGTTCCTTGGCGTAGAGATGCCGCAGCCTGTGGTTCTGTCCGAGTTTGTCCAAAAACTTGGCATTGTGATGCCAGTTACTAAGATAGATTTGGGAACTGATGCGCTGTACGAAGCTTATGCCGAGAACTCTGAGAATGTTTTTAAGACGATTGTCGAAAAAACTTTTGCGGGGCGTGGGTGCAAACAAATAGAATTTATTGCGACCAAACAGGCAGAAGTAAGCGAGCCTTTGTGGAGAGCGGGTCTTTCGATTGCAAAGTTTTGCGTGGATGCAGACAAAGCCGCTGAGAAAATTTCAAATAGGCACCCTGATTACAACGAAACAGAAATGCGCAAAAAGTTGGACGAGATAAAAGGTCCGTATACTTGCGTACGTTTTGACGAACTTAACGAGGGTATCTGTCGAGACTGCCCACTTTGGGGCGAGATAAAATCGCCGATTGTGTTGGGTAAACGCATCCGAGAAAGCGAGGGTGTAGTTAGCGTATCAGCCTCTGTGCAGGGTAAGAAAACGCAGAAAGAGTTTGATATACCTGAGTACCCTAAACCATACTTTAGGGGCGTACGGGGTGGTGTGTTCTTGCGTGGTAGCAACGCAGAGGGGGACATCACAGAAGATCTAATTTACCACCACGATATATACATAACGCGCCGACTGCATGACGAAGAACTTGGCGAAACTCTGGTGTTCCGTTTACACTTACCAAAAGACGGGGTGCGGCAGTTTAGTGTGCCGCTTAAACACGTAACTTCTAAAGAAGAGTTTCGAAAAAGCATGGCGCATGAAGGCGTTACTGCATGGGGAAAAAGTCTGGATAAGCTAATGGTATACACAACAAGATGGGTAGACGAACTACAACGTACATCAACTGCTGACGAAGCACACCGCCAATTCGGTTGGGTCGATGATGACATGGACGCTTTTGTTCTTGGGGAAAAACTTATTGAAGCGAGTGACGTGACGTACAACCCGCCTTCTTCGAAGACCGCAGGGCTTATGGATACGTTTGAACCAAAAGGTACAAAAGAAAGCAGCCTTGAAGTCTTTGATTTCTACAACCGCGATGGATTTGAACTGCATCAATACGTGGTAGGCGTTGGTTTCGGCTCGCCGCTGATGGCTCTGACAGGTCTGAACAGTATGGCAGTGCATCTCTACGGTGGTACGGGTGTAGGTAAAACGACAGCGCAGATGGCTGCTATGTCTATCTGGGGCGATCCAGAATTATTGATGTTGCAAAAAGATGATACTCACAATTCCCGCATGAACCGTGGCGAAATTATGCACAGTTTACCTTTGGTATCTGATGAGATGACAAACGTCACAAGCAGAGAGATGTCTGAGTATGTCTACCAAGTATCCGGTGGCAGACAAAAGAATAGACTGTCGTCGAACGGTAACGTGGAGCGCATTCGTGGCAAGCCGTGGAAACTGTTGGCGCTGAGTTCTGGTAACACAAGTGCGTGGGAGATATTGAGCAGGGACAAAGCTACGCCGAAAGCGGAGATGCAGAGGCTGTTCGAGATTAAAGTAACCAAGATGATCCACTCCATAGGCAACAATTCGGATACCGCCGACCTGCTAGAAAAGGTAAAGGCAAACTACGGACACGTTGGTGTCGAGTATATCCAGTGGATCATAAATAACCGAGAAGAGGCACGTGCTATCGTCAAGCGAGCGAAGGCACGGCTGGATACTGCCGCTAAACTTGGTCCCGAAAACCGCTTCTGGTCAAATGGAAACGCTGTTGTACTAGCAGGTCTGATCATAGCAAAGCAGCTTGGATTTATTAAGTACGACATAGCCAAAGTATATAAGTGGATTGTTGCAGAGTTAATTCGCCGAAACAGCTTCGTTAATGAAATCGGCGCATCGGTGTCAGAGACACTGAACAACTACTTGTCAGAGAACTATAACAACCTCTTGAAGATCGAAAGCACAGAGGATCTTCGTGGTAGGAACGACAATGGGTTGGATCAACTTGTACCCGTCAGTGCATCTCCAAGAGGGCAGCTTGTTGCACGATTTGAACCTGACACAAAGCTACTATTTCTTCGGATCAAACCCTTTAAGGATTGGTGTGTAGATCAACAGATAAACTATGCTTCTGTAGTAGACGATCTGAAAGAGAAGATGGGAGCAAAGCGAACTAAGAAACGTCTGACCAAAGGCACGGACCTAAACATGCCGCCACAAGACGTACTTGAACTAAAGTTTGCAGAGTTTGACGAGGGGGAAGATGGATCAAAAGGTAATGAAGCTTGATGATCTGAACCCTGACGGGCTACGGATCACTATAAACTGGGACAATATGGCTGTGGGGTCGTCGTTCTTTTTGCCATGTATCAACGTCGATAAAGGTGAGAAGCAGCTAAAAAGTGTTGCAAAAATGAAATCTTGGGAGTTCGATATACAAATTTGTATAGAAAATGAAAAATTAGGTTTACGAGTGTGGAGGATTGTGTGATACACAATATATAGCGACTTCTTCTGTAAGTTGTTCTCCATTATACTTGGCCCCCTACATATAGTAGGGGGTCTTTATTTTAGAAGAGTTGGAATCCTTGATCGTACTCTTTTAAACTTCTTTCCATGAATGGTGTGTAAGTCATACCACCACGCATCTTGTCGGTGGTTCTACCGAACGCTCGCAGTGATTTGCTTTTTGTGTCCGCAGTTATTCGAGACTTCTCTGCACCTTTTGGAAGCCCTTTGTTAAATTCTTCTATCTTTCTGTCTATGTTACGAACTTCTTCAAAATCGCCTTCACGCATAGCCATGTTGCGTTGGCGTAATAGTTTTGAACGGTCGCTATTGATCGCTTCTTGTCTACGGCGGTTATTCTTGTTGAACTCAAGCTGTTGTATGTACCCTTGCGGTGCGAACCCTAGACCCTGCATAGCTATGTTGTACGGGTTGATATCCTCTGTAATCGGATCACCACGACGTGTCTCTGCGCCTTCACGTAAAAAACGCTCTGCTTTTGATAGGTTGCGGAAAGCAGCGGGTAGCATGGCCTCAAAACCTCTGCGTGTTTCTCCCGCGTAGATATCTTTTAAACCTCTTTCCCACTGCAACCCTACACCAAGCACTGGCCCACCAAGCTGTTCTGCAAGTGTCCAAAGTGCTGATTGATCTTTGTCGATAATTGGTGCGCGATACAGCAAGCTGTTCAGCGAGATACGGTTGGCTACATCTACACCCAACAACTCGTTTGCAAGCCCACCATAGATACCTTCACCTACCAGCTTACGTGTCGCTGCTTCAAAATCATCCTCGTCGTCATCTCTGAGTATGTTGAATATTGCACCGATTGCACCCATTAACGGCATACCACCAAGCCCTGATAGCAGTCCTGTCATAACCAAGAAGTTACGTGCCTGCGCTAGAGCAACCTTATCGCCTTTTGCTGCATCTCTGGCTAGTCGCTCCATCATATAATACTTACTGATTGCAAAGCGTTTGAAGAGGAACAATACGTTACCGATACCCGACTGTGCTACAATCGGACGACCCGCCGCCGCTGTTGCACCTAACGTAAACTCGGTATCATCAATAGCGTTTTGCGCTGCTTGTTTATAATCTGCATCGGTTGGGTTTTTGTTAGTCTCAAGAAGTTTTTTAACTTCTAACAAGTAAGCAGCCGTAAGCGTTGCCTCTCTGTTGATACGCTCTGAGTGATGGAACAAGAAACTAGATACGCGGTTCATAGTTTCAAGATCCGCGCCTCTCCCAACCTCTAAATTTTCTTGTGTTATTGATTGGTTAAATTGTGCCTGATCTAACCCACTTTCGACAAGAATATCCATACGCACCTTATTACCAAAACGTTCAAGTAGTTGTTCTGGTGTGTAGTTTGCGATTGTTTTGCCTTGAACCCCCATATTTACTTCTTGCTCTACAGGCTGACCATCAGGACCAGTAACCATTACAGTTCGGACTGTAGGTGCGCCCATCAAAGCTCTCATAGCATCGCCGTATGCAGATGTAGTATTACGGATACCGTGCTTACCTGCTAAAATCGGCATTGCGCTCATCGCCACATCGAAAAATGTAATAGCTGCTGACGAGAAGTTGAGACCCATAGTCATACCAAAACCTACGCTGGTAGCTATTTGTGACCATCTAGGTACATTAGGGCTTTGCGCAAACTTAGCGATTTGATCTAGCTTGTCTGCTACCATCGCTGTTTCGGGGTTAGATGTGTAGCCTGCCTCTGGATCAGCCAGCTTCTTACGAAAACCTTCAATCTCTGCCGCAGAGCGCATCTGTACTAGCTGACGGTTAAGGTCACGGCCTTTTTCTTTGAGCATGGTATAGGCATCAAACTCTTGTCCAAGAATACCAGTGGGTGTGGTATCGCCGATAAACCCTCGGATACCTTTACGGCGTCTAAAGTTTTGCATGAACGAACGCTCTGGCATGGCATCCAATGCAAGATCGACCATAGCCTGCATCGCCATTTTGTAGTCTTCATCTGTTTTGAAATTACTACGCTGTAGCTGTACGGTTTCTAAAACATTGCGGACAAAGCTAGTAGACGGCGCCCGATCAAAGTTCATAGCCTTTGACGCTTCTGTGATTTGTGTATCCGTACCACCCATACCAGAAACCAAGTCTCTAGCTTGCTGTGCTTTACGAAGTGTTGGGTAGTATTCTACAAATAGTTCTGGCTGACCCGTATCTGGATCGGACGCGGTATAGGCTAAACGATAGCCACCTTTACGCTGCAACGGAAAGTACGGGGTAATAATACCGCTATCTTTCTGTAACAATTCACGTAGCCGTGCAAACGCAGTTTTACGGGCCTCTGCGTCAGGTATAGTAGCTTCAAGCCGTGCGTCTAAAGCCGCTAAAATATCGTTATAGGTATCTTGGAAATAGTTACGCAGTTGGCGATAGAACTCTTGTCCCTTCTTATCCATGCTTAAATATTGCGTACGCAGTGCTTTATATTCTTGCTGCTTCTCTCTGCTTTCGTTGATCGTCTTCATATACTTCTCGTCAGTACGTGATGGGTCAACCCGCAGAAAAGTACTACGTGGAATTAGGTTATTAAGTGTCTGGGAATGCTTTTTGTTCTTTGGCATACGCTGCCATGTTTTTAATTCTCCTGACATAGAATCTAATATTTCTGTTTTTTCTCTGAGGCGACCACTCATGCGGTTAATGATCGTATTTAGTTCACGCGCAAAAGGTATTTTGCTTTTCGCTTTTTCAGTGAGGATATTTACAGGTAGCGTATCAAGATAAAAACTTTTAACTTTTTTACCCACGCCTTCGTTGAGCATGACATCTGCTGCGTCTAAAACTTTGTCTTTAGCATCAAAGTTAGCGATACTTTGCAGCAGGCGTCCGCTACCCTCTTTCGTACCTGCTTCTAACAACATGTTTGGCGCTGCGCGTGTGGCTGGTGATGGAGCCAGCATACCGTCGATCAAGCTATCTATTTCTGTCAGTGCGCTTGGCGATGGAGACAAACCCAAGAGCTTGCGTACAATACGTTTAACCGCACCTGTAAACTTCTCCCAGCCTGACATCTTACCGCCATCTACCCGGGTAAGTGCTAATGCGCTCTGGAACTCAGGGTTACTGAAGGCTTCGGCGACGAACTCGTCCAAGTTTTGTGTGCCATAAACCTCGCCGAATTGCTCACGTGCCGCGTTAAGCAGTGTTTGCAGTTGTTTTGTTTCCGGCAATGACGGGTTGGCAATCGCAGCAGAAGTAGCCGCGTGGGTCATTTCGTGCAGTATAGTATGCACATTCATGCCACGGTTTGCGTCGATCTGTATGGTATTTGTTTCGGGGTCAAATAATCCAGCAGCAGTGCGCCCCACAACCTGAGACAAATCATCAACTACCTGTACCTGTGTATCACCGACAACATTGGCGAGCTTGGCTGCAATTTCACGAATGCGATCCACTTGACTTGTTGAAGCTATAGCGTCCAACGCAAAGCCCAGATCCCCACGTTGTAGCGCGTTACGGATACTTGGAAGCAACGCTTGATCTAGCCCATGCACGGGGTCAATGAGTAAGAAGCCCATTTCGCGGGACGCAATCCAACCATCGTAGAAGTCCATAAGCTCTTCATCAGTTAGAGCTTTTTTGGTATCGGGGTCTATGAACTCATAGTCGGTTTGCTTTACTTTTTTACCATCTCTCTCAACAGTTGTTGTTACTTTGCGTTTCTTAAAGCCCATACTAAGCAAATAAGAATCGAATGCTGTCTCACCTTTTTTAGGTGTAGTTACACGGAAAAGTTCTTCTCCCGCCCGCGTAACCATAGGTCGAGGCGCATCCATAGAAGTATCTAGTGCAAGCTGTTTATCTACCTGCGCTGCTGCGGCTTCTGCGCGTTTTGCTTCTGTGTACGCTTCTACATCTTTTTCAAGCTGCCTATTATATCTTCTTTGCTCGTTATTTAGGACTTGTTTGATTGACTTAGTTGCACGGATATACGCATCAGACGGATTATATTTAGATGTATCTCTACGTGCCAACACACTTGCATCGCGTGTTTCTACAAAAGCTTGACGAGACAGGTTATCGAACACCCACTTCCGCGCATCCATAGCTGACTTTTGGGTCATGCCCTTGTAGAAGGCAAACTCAACCGGAGTATAGTCTTTTTCAATAGACTGTGCAGGCCCAGTAGCACTAACTGCGCCCATTTCGGCGAGGGCATCAACAGGTCTGCGGAACCGCTTGAAGAAAAGTTTTGCCGCTTTAGCCCGTGTATCAAGATCTTTGTCGGGGGTTTCTAGTAATTCTGCAATACCCTCTTTGTCCACCGCAGTCGTGACTTCTGGTGCAGAGCGTGGGTCTACTTGTGTGTCGTGGTATTCTCTGACTTGAGGCTGCTTGCCTCTATTGCTTTGAAATATTCTGTCAATACGTGCTTGTGCTGCTGCATCTCGCTCTGCTTCTACTGCTTGTAGCTGTTCTTGTGGAACAGGCGCGGCTTGCATTGGCGGTGCAGCGGGTACTTGTACAGGTTCAGGAATTACTTGTCCCGCAAGTCCTGTTTCGGCACCACCGATTGCCGCTTGCTGCATGGCAGGTGTAGCAGGTTGAGGAGCAGGTTGAGGAGCAGGCGCTACTGGTTCGGCTGTAGCAATATCAGCTTGCTTTGTTACGTCTTCAGTTACTTGTTCTAGTGTATCGGACTCGATTCCTGTTGTATCTGCAGTATCTCTAGCAGGTGGCAGATCAGTTCCCAGTCTTCCCACGTCAGCTTCCGCAACGACCTCGGTATCTGTACTGTCTCGTCCGAGTCCTCCAACCACGCTTGATTGATCACTTGAAACGCCAACTCTAAGTCTTTCTGTGTCAGATTTTCTTTCAAGAGATACTCCTACAGAATTAAGATAATCGGTTACGCCTTGTTTGGCTGCTGGTATAGAACTTATATTTGCGTAGTTTTTTAACTCTTCAATAACCGCAGGATCGTTTTTCTTTTTGCCG